TCATCACAGATGAAAGGATCATGGAGAGAGCAAAGAGTGTTACAGAATCTTATGATGAGTTTATCAACAGTGCTCAACAGTGGGGAACTGGTGATATGTGGTCCAGTGAGTATATTGGTTCACAATCTAGGGAGTACACTATCAAAGATGTCAAAAGAAAACTCTACAGAGCAGTTGCCAACGTTAACATTCTTGAGGGTATTAGGTTCTACGTTAGTTTTGCTTGTTCTTTCGCCTTTGGTGAACTCAAACTCATGGAAGGAAGTGCAAAGATCATCTCACTAATTGCAAGAGATGAGAACCAGCACCTTGCAATCACTCAAAACATTCTAAACAAATGGAAGAAGGGTGATGATCCTGAGATGAAGCAGATCATGAAGGAAGAGGAAGAGTGGACCTATGCTATGTTTGACAGAGCAGTCAATGAAGAGAAGAGATGGGCAGACCATCTGTTCAGAGATGGTTCTATGATTGGTCTTAATGATGTTCTTCTCAAGCAATATGTTGAGTGGGTTGCAAATCGTAGACTGAAAGGCATTGGTCTTAAACCTGTCTATGATGTAGCAGCATCTGCTAATCCCCTGCCCTGGACACAGCACTGGATCTCTTCTAAGGGACTCCAAGTTGCTCCACAGGAGACAGAGGTTGAGAGTTATGTAGTTGGAGGCATCAAACAGGATGTACAAAAAGACACCTTCTCAGGATTTCAACTCTAAGAAGGAAGCAAAGATCCTGGATGATTGGATGTTTGGGGTTGACGATACATATTATGAGGAACAACAAATGAAATGTGTGAATACGACAACCCCTGGACCTATATGGGCTCCCCTTTTAGTGGGAGCGATGTTAGGGATAACTTTGGTTTTGTTTATCTCATTACCAATCTCACAAACCAACGACAGTACATTGGGAGAAAGTATTTCTGGTCTTTTAGAACGCCTAAAGGAAAGAAACGCAAAGTAAAACAAGAGTCTGATTGGAGAAAATACTATGGTTCATGTCCTGAATTAAAAGAGGATGTGGATAAACAGGGAAAGGAATTCTTCAAAAGAGAAATCCTTTCCCTTCATAGTACCAAGGGTAAGGTGAACTTTGAGGAGACAAGGCAACTCTTTCTTAATAATGTCTTAACAGAGTCTCAAGATGGGACTCCTAAATATTACAACTCAAACATTTTATCAAGATATTTTAGGAAAGATTATTTTGAGGGTTGACAAACCCACCTTGGTATGCTAGTGTAGATTGAGTTTGCTGATGAGTTGATTTTTTTATTCTTATGTCCAGACAAATTTTAAGCACCTTCTTTATAACCTGTGGTCTCCTTGCATCCTGTGCGCCACAAGTTCCTTCTAACACTGTGAATGCATCTGTTGATGACACAGCAAAGGAGATTGTAGAAGTGGAGCAGAGATTTAAGTGCCCTTCTTGTTCTCCTAATGAAAAAGTTGCTCTTGATTTTCTTCAAGACAGAGGCATCAAAGATAAGTATGCTCTTGCTACTGTGATGGGTAACATCAAACAAGAGTCTAAGTTTATCTCTAATATTTGTGAGGGTGGAGCAAGAGTATCATATGAGAACTGTCTCTATGGTGGTTATGGATTAATCCAATGGACTACATTGAATAGGTATATGGGTCTAGGTAAGTTTGCTAGCAGGTATGATTGTGATCCTAGTGAACTTACTTGTCAATTGAGATATATGTATACTGAACCTCAGTGGATTAAGGCATCAGAGACCTTCAAGACACCTGGTTTGACTGTTGACATATACATGAATGCAGCATATTATTGGTTAGGTTGGGGTATTCATGGTAATAGGACTCACTACACCAACCAGTTTGTAAAATTGATTTCTTAACATAAACCTATATACAATGCATGATATGAAAGTTACTAACAATGTTATGAACCTTCTTCAGAACATTAAAGGTCTCTTCAAACCAGAAAATAAGCAGGTTTTTGAGACAGTTGTAGATGATGACCAAGATGTGTATGAGTCAGATAGATATGTTGGTGTTCCTGCCTCTGTTATTGCACCAATAGATGAATGGTTTAATGAACCTATTCTGACTGATAATATGCAGGACTATATGATTCAAGAAACAGAAATCAAACAGCAATCACATGAAGATGAGGATGAAGACATTCATCAATTGATGTATGAGATTGCAACTAGTAGTGGTAAAACTACCCTTCAACTTGACCCTACAGACAGTTGGAATTCTGGCATAGGTAGTTGACAGACCACTCCCTTAGGTTTATAATATAAGGGTGGTTGAGAGACCACTGCTGTGCTCCCCTTGCTAGTTCAGGAGTAGAGGCGATAGGAACTAGCACTTGTCTCAGTAGCTCAGTGGAATAGAGCATCGCTCTTCTAAAGCGTTGGTCGCTGGTTCGAATCCAGCCTGAGACGTTAGGAACTTGAGACGTTCCAACCAAAGGTGCCACTAATACTTGGTGGAATCAACCCTCTTTGGATGTTCAGGGAGGATCCCTGTCCTACTCCATTGCAAACTGTCAGTATGTTAGGGTTTAAAAAATGCCCCATAGCAAGCATACTGATAAGTGTAGTGTCATTCCTCTATAGCTCAGTTGGTAGAGCAGGTGACTGTTAATCACCCTGTCCCTGGTTCGAGTCCAGGTGGAGGAGCCTGGGAAATTAGCTCAGGGGTAGAGCACCTGCTTTACACGCAGATTGTCACAAGTTCGATCCTTGTATTTCCCATTATGAATTATCCTATTATCTTTAAAAATGTCTTACCAGTAAAAGATTTCATATCTATGCAGGATGAACTTGAGGATTGGGTCTTTGGTAATAGTAGCGATAGTGAAACTGAGGATCAATCAAGGGTATTTTTTGGTCAGCAAGATAGAAGAAGTAAGATGACATTTTGCCAAGCATCAACTACCATATCTTTAAAAATAAAAAGATATTTAAAGGAAGATCTTAAGTTAATTAGATTGCACTCTGGTGGTAAGTTATTTGGTACAAGACCTGAATTTCATACAGATTATAATGAACTTGATAAATGTTATACATTTGTCCTATTCACTAATATGAATTGGAATACTAATTGGGGAGGAGAGTTTATTGCCCAAGAACCAGAATCATCTGAGTACAAATATGTCTCATACATACCTAATAATGGGGTTTTGATACCAAGTCATTGGCAACATACTGGATCACCCCCATTAACTCCTGAGGCTGGTATAAGAAAAACTGTTGCCTTTATGTATACACCTCAATCAAATTACAAAAATTTTTGTGAATTAAATCCATCTCATACAATTATTGCCTAGGAGGTTAAATGTTGAATTATGATTACTATTAGATGTAAAGAATGTAGAAAGGAATTGACAAGCACCAGTAAAGTTCAGTTCTGTGGATGCCCAAATCAAATGAGTATCGTTGATAACAAAATTGGTGCTATAGATTTAGAGAAAGTTGTAATGGTGACCAATGATGTTGAGAGAAAGATTGATAGTCATTTCTCTAGTCAGGAACTCATCTATCAGGAAGAAAGACGTAGACGTAAAATTAAAAGAATGGAATTTGAGGAGAGATAGATAACATGTCACATAGATTTGATGAGATCAAACCTGACCATAATATCACTAAGCAACAGTGTCAGGATATGATTGACAAAGCTATTGACAAGCATAATAAAACTGCTACACTTATAAGTGCCTGCATAGGAACAGTATTGCTCTTTTTCTATGCACATGGCCTTTTAAAAGTAATAGGTTATTGGTAATGGAAGGATGGCAGAGTGGCTTATTGCACCAGTCTTGAAAACTGGAGAGGGTAATACCTCCGTGGGTTCAAATCCCACTCCTTCCTTTGACATAAATATTATGAAAAGATATTTTACAAATTGATGAATGAGGATTTACCATCTATATCTGAGTTTATAGAAGACAGAAGTGATCTCCCTTCAATCAATGAGTCTGTTGATGAGGTCTTGCCTTCTTATAAAGATTTCTTAGAGAAGAAAGAAGAAGTAAAAGAAATTGTTGAGGAAGCAGTTCCTCAAGTTGTAGAACAACGCACAGATAATACAGAACTGATTATCAATTTGATTGAATCAGTAAGAGAAAGTATTCCAGAAGTCAAGTCATATGACAAGGAACTATATGACTTGATGAATCTCATTGAGGAAGTCAGGAAAGAGATTCCTGTGCTACCTGAACCTCCTGAGATTCCAGAGGTAAGGTATTATGATGAGGAGATACAGGAACTCAAAGAGTCTATCCCTGTAGTGCCTGAAGTAAGATACTATGATGAGCAGATTTCTGAGTTGCAGGAGTCTATTCAGGAAGTAAAGGGTAGAGACATCCCTGATTTCAGATGGATTAGTAAATCATTCTCTACAATTGATCAAGACTTTGACACTCTGAATGAATCATTATCTACCCTCAGAGGTAAACTTGATTTGGATATGGTCAACCTCCTTGATACTATTGAGGTAACAAAGTTTGAGTCAAAGGTAGATACAAAAACTGTTAAAGAAGAGTTAGACAGTGTAGATAGTAGACTTACATCTACTACAAAGGAAATTGCTGAGAATCTGACAGAGATTAAAGGTAAGATCTATAAAGAACTTAGAGAAGCATCCCTTAGAATCTGGAACTTAAAGAATCAAACAGACAAGGAAGATGATAAACTCAGAGCAAAGATTAATGAGGAGTATAAAGCATTAAGTATCTCTATTGATGAGGTATTTGAGTCATCAAATAGTAATCATGAGTTTGCCACTTCATACTTTGATGAACTGAAAGAAGAGATTAGGTCTCTTCCTGAGGTCAAATATTATGATGAGGAGATTGGCAAGGTAAGTAAATCTGTTGACAATGTTAGAAACCTGGTTGAGGTTCTTGAGAACAAACTGAATAGAAAGATTAAGGGTCTCAAGGAAAGTATTCTGGTTGTTCCTCCTACAGAGAACAACACAGATCCCCTAACTCCACTAGACCAGAACTTTGCTACACTGGATGACCTATCTAATCATTACAGGTTGTTCCTGAATAGAGTTCAGCAGCAACTTGCATCATTAGGTGGTGGTGGTGAGGTCAGACTTGAATTCCTTGATGATGTAGATAGATCAACTGCTAAGGTAGATGGTAAGTTCCTGAAGTATGAAGCATCATCTGGTAAGTGGGTAGGTGCAACTGGTGCTGGTGGTGGAGCAGACACTGAGACAGTTCGTGATGCGATTCAAGGTTATTATGGATACACCACTGACTTCTATACAGTTGGTGTAGCAAACACTGTTCAAGAAATTGGAGCAGGTGTTACCACATTGATTCAACCTCAGGTTGCTGCAATATATCAATACATGCCTAAGGTCATGTCTGAT